TTATGAGGCGCATCAGGAATTCTGGCAGCGGCAGTTCCGCCCGATCGTGTTGGCCTATGCCAATTTGGTGGCCCAGGCGGTTGGCCGGGAGCTGGAGTTGGATGAAGCCGGCAGCGCTGAGGCGATTATTCAATTTATTGATGATTACCTGGCCGGCCTGGGGACGCGGCAGATCGGGGAGTCGATTGGCCAGTTGCGGGCCTTGCTGGATGAGGCGCTGTTGGCCGGCGAGCCGCCAGAGGACCGGCTGAACGAGCGGCTGGACGCCTGGGAGGAAAGCCGGGCCGAGCGCCTGGCGCATGACGAGAGCAACCAGGCGGGCAATGCCTTCGCCAGGCAGTTTTATTTGCTGGCCGGGGTGATCCGGCTGCGCTGGGTTAACCGGGGCAGCGAGAATTGCCCTTATTGCCGGGCCTTGGATGGGGCAATTGTGGGCATTCAGGAGTTGTTTCTGGCTAAAGACACAGATTTTCAACCGGATGGGGCCGACCGGCCGCTGAATAGGCGGACAAACGTCGGCCATCCGCCCTTACATAAGGGCTGCGATTGTCAAGTCGTGGCCGATAGGAGATAAGCAAGATGGACGATGCTATTGCAAAAGTATCTTTACAGGTGTCACATGTGGTTGAATTTGATCCTAATAGCCGCTATTTATTGGTCTTCGAGCTATGGCAAGGGGATGAAGAGGAGCGGGGCCGGCTTTCAATGCATGCGCTAGAGCGGATTAAGGGGCAGATTGATGAAGCCCTGGGCAAATTATTGGAAGGGGTTAAGTTTGAGGTCCTGGTGGCGGATAGTCCGATTTACTTAACCAGTTATCAGTTTAAGGAGGCGCCTGAAGGGGACTCTTCCTCCGGGCTTCTGGATGAACAGTTTCAGGCGTTTAACCGGTAAGGGGAGGGCGGTATGTCTATTGAAATTGAACGGCGTTTTTATACGGCCGAGGTGAGGCTGGAAGAGGTTGAGGGTGCCCGGCGGATTGTGGGGTATGCGGCCCTGTTTAACCAGATGAGCGAGGACCTGGGGGGCTGGTGGGAGATGATTGAGCCGGGGGCCTTTACCAGTATCTTGGAGCGCGGGGAGGATGTGCGGGCGCTGATTAATCATGATGTGAACATGATCTTGGGGCGGACCCGGAATGGGACGCTGGTTTTGAACCAGGATGATCACGGGTTGCGATATGCCATCACCCCGCCGGATACCACCTACGCCAGGGATTTGATGGTCTCCCTGGAGCGGGGAGATGTTGATCAGAGTTCGTTTGGGTTTCGGGTTGAAGTGGGCATGCAACGCTGGGAGCAAGTCAATGGCCGGAATATTCGGACGTTGACTGATTTCAAGCGGATATTTGACATTAGTCCGGTAACATTTCCGGCCTATCCGCAGACCTCGGCGGAGGCGCGGGCGATGGCTGAGAAACTGGCCACAGACAGAGGGGCCTCTGCTGTGGCTGCCGGTCGTGGGGAGGCAGTCGGGCGACTGGCCTTGAGACGCCGGCGTTTGGATTTATTAGAACGCGAATAAGTAACAGTTAAGGAGTTATGCAAGATGAATTTACGAGAATTACTTGAACGGCGGGCGAATTTGATTAGCCAGGCCAGGGAGATGATTGACGCGGCGGAGAAGGAAAACCGGGACCTGACGCAGGAAGAGGAAAACCGGTATGATGCGCTGCTGGCGGAGGCTGAGGAGCTGAAGGCGCGGGTTGACCGGGCGCAACGGCAGATGGAATTGGAAAATAGCCTGCAGGAGTCTGCGACGGAGGCGCCGCTGCATACGCGGAGCGAGCCGGGGCGCGGTGAGCCGGGCCAGGGCCGGGAAGGTGATCCGGCCGCTGAGGCGGAGCGACGGTATCAGGCTTTTCAGCGGTATTTGCCGCATTGGATCAGCCAGGATTTTCGAGGGATGAGCCCGGATGAGTACCGGGCCTTACAGGCCGATCTGGATGTGAGCGGGGGGTATTTGCGGCCGCCGGAGCAGTTTGTGAACCAGTTGATCAAGAATGTGGATGATATGGTCTTCATCCGGGGTCTGGCGACGACCTTTACGGTCACCTCTTCGGATTCGATGGGGGTGCCGACGCTGGATGCTGATCCGGCTGATGCCGATTGGACCAGCGAGCTGGCCACCGGCAGTGAGGATAGTACGATGGCCTTCGGGAAACGGTCACTGAGCCCTCATCCCCTGGCCAAGCGGATTAAGATCAGCCGGAAGTTGATCCGGTCGGTGCCGTCTTCTGAGGGGTTGGTCCGGATGCGGCTGGCCTACAAATTCGGGATCACCCAAGAGCGGGGATTTATGACCGGGACCGGGGACCAACAGCCGCTAGGCGTCTTTGTGGCATCGAGCGACGGGATTAGCACCAGTCGCGATGTGTCGACCGGCAATACGACCACGGCCATTAAGTTCGATGGGCTGAAGGAAGCCAAATATACCCTGAAAGGCCAGTATTGGCCCCGGGCCCGCTGGACTTTCCACCGGGATGCCCTGAAGCAGCTATCTAAGGAGAAGGACGGCGAAGGGCGTTACATCTGGGCTGAGAGTGTCCGGGTCGGGGAGCCGGACCGGTTGCTCAATATGCCGGTCATTATGAGCGAGTATGCGCCGAACACCTTCACCACCGGGCTGTACGTGGGCATCCTGGGCGACTTCATGCAGTACTGGATCGTTGATGCGCTGACGTTTGAGCTGCAGATGTTGATGGAGCTTTACGCGGAGACCAACCAGGTCGGCCTGATCGGACGGCTGGAGAGTGACGGCATGCCGGTGTTGGAAGAGGCGTTTGTGAGAGTGACGTTGGCGTAGCAAGTTACAAGTGGCAAGTTTGCAGGTTAGTGATGAAAGGATGTTTGGATTATGAACTTAAGCAAGATGACGAAAATCACCCGGCACAATAATGCGGTGGCGGCCGGGACGACCGATATTACCCCCTCGGCGGGAATTGACATGCAGAATTTCGAGGGCTGTCTGTTCCAGGTGTTGTTTGGGGCCATTACGGCCGGCGCGGCGACCTCGATCAAGGTGCAGCAAAGTGACGACGACGGGGTGGCGGATGCCTATTCGGACCTGGAGGGGACGTCGGTGACTGTGGCCGATGATGATGACAACCAGATTTTCTGGGTTGACGTTTACCGGCCGCAAAAACGGTACCTGAAGCTGATCGTCGATCGCGGGACACAGAACGCGGTCCTGGATGGGATTGTGGCTATGCAGTATGGGCCGAGGAAGCTGCCGACGACCCACGACGCGACGACGGTGGGCGGTGGTGAGTTGCACGCCAGTCCTGATGAGGGGACGGCTTAAGTTAGATTCCGTTTTTTTGTTTTGGGTGTGGCGCTTTTTGGTGACAGGTTTCAGCCTGGCCAGGCGACCAGGTGTCACCAAAAGGCGCCACACCCGGTAGAAATAGATATGGTGACAGGTTTCTCCGGATCGAGGCGCTGGCTTGTCACCAAAATAGAAAGGAGCTTTTGAAGATGACTGGTTATAACACGTCGAATTATATGGAGCAGGGGGGTGAGAAGCTGGTTATTGGCGGGGAGTTGCACATTGCCAGTGGCGGGTCGATCACCAACGCCGGCACGCAGGCCAGCGCGGTAGCGGATTTAACTGAGGATAGCAGTGCGCTGGGGGGGACGCAGGATGGGGATATTCCCGATCTGACCGGGCCCCAGGCGGCGCTGACTGAGAATAGTGGCGCGATCGGTGGCACGAATGACGGCGATTTGCCCGATTTGAGCAGCCCCCAGGCGGCGCTGACGGAGAATAGTGGCGTGATTGGTGGCACGAATGACGGCGATTTGCCCGATTTGAGCGCCGCGGATGCGGCGGCCAATGCGGCCGCCAACCGGGAGAACGCGACGGCTATTAATGGCCTGGTGACCGATGTGGCGGCCCTGGCGGCTTCGGTACGGGAGAATGCGACGGGGGTCAATGGCCTGGTGACCGATGTGGCGGCCCTGACGGATGCGGTGAGGGAGAATGCGGCCAAGATTAACGCTATTCTGGCCGCGTTGCGAGGCGCGGGCCTGATTGCGTCTTAGAAAGGAGACTCTTCTATGCGTATTCAAATGGTAACGACGGCGGCCGGGCCGGAGCAGGTCCTGGATGCGGGCAAGGTTTATGATGTGCCGGCCCAGCTGGGGAATAGCCTGGTGGATGGCGGCTTTGCTTTGGACTTGAATTCAAAGCGGCAGCCTAAACCTAAGCCCAAGAAAAACACCCAGACTGATAAGGAGGACTGATGCCCAGTTTAAACGCCCCAACAGCTTACGCGCTGAAGGGGAATACCATTAGTACATCCGTTATTGCCATCTCTGCCGGCTCCTGGAGCTGGGGAGCGACGGACCTGGCGGAAGCGGACCAGGCCCTGATCTGTTGTAATACCAATGGGGTGGTGCTGACGTATGACGGGACCAATCCCACGGCCAGCCTGGGGATCGCCCTGGCGGCCGGGGCGCAGATGACGGTTAAGGGGAACGCGAACATCCTGGCCTTGAAGTTCATTCGCTCCGGCGGGAGTGATGCGACGCTGACGGTGCAGTTGGAGAAATATTCGTGATTACTTCCTTAGAGGTCCAGGATATTAAGACGGCCCCGGGGTCTGATCACCTGTATGTGGAGGTGGCCTTTTATGATGCGTCGAGCCGGTTGGTGCACCGGAATGACTTTGTGATGCGCATTGCGCCCACAAAGACGGTCTATACCGGGCCGGATTTGGACGAGGGAGATGTCCTTGATCCGGGGGATGTTGAGACGGTTGATGTCGATGTGCGAGCGGAGATTTTGGCCAATATCCGGCGTTATGTAGGGCGGGCCAATGCGGGCGGGCGGTATGCGGCCGATTATCGGAGCCAGGCGTTAAAAGAGGCGGCGAGCGATACGGACCCGCTAGGGCTGCGGGCCAGGACGGGGGTGAGTGAGTTGGTTAATAGCCGGTTGGACGTGTAGATGACGACGTTAAATTTGCAGGTCGGGGCGTCGGCGGACGATGCGCGGCAGGATGGTTCGACGATGGATTTGACCAATACGGTCATTCGAATCAATGCGACGGATCGGGTGGCGGGCTTCCGGTTTCTCAATCCGACGGGGATCCAGGGCGCGACCATTGACGCGGCGACGATGATGGTTGACATCTCCAACGCGAGTAATGATGATCCCGACGTGGTTATTTATGGTGAGACGTCGAATTCTCCGGCGACGTTCACGACGACCGATGATGATATTACAGACCGGCCGGCGACGACGGCCAGTGTTGGCTGGGATGTAACCGGTGTGGGGAGTGGGGTGGTTGAGACGCCAGAGTTAAAGACGATTATCCAGGAAATTTCAGATAATGGGTCTTTTACTGAGAGCGCTATCGCCATCGGTTGGGCGGGCCAGTCGACGAATTCTATCCAGATTAAGACGTATGATCAGGCGTCGGAGGATGCGCCGACGCTGGATATTGATTTTACGGCGGCCGCCGAGGTCGAAGTATCTTTGGCGTTAGACCGGGTGGATACGGCATCTCCGGCCGGGGATGCCCAGGGAGAAGGGGCGGCCACGCTGAACCGGGCCGATACGATGGCCCCGGCCGGAGATGCCCAGGCGGAGGGGGTGGCGGCGTTTGATCGGAGTTTGGCTGCTGCGTTGGCCGGGGGCTTGATTATTGAGAGTGGGGCCAGCCTGGCGCTACAGCGGGGAATTAGCCAGGCGGGGCTGAAGCTGCTGGATGGGGCGATGACGCTGGGCCGGGATGGGGCTGCCGCGTTGGCCGGGGATGTCCAGGCGGGGGGGGTGGCGGCGTTTGATCGGAGTTTGGCTGCTGCGTTGGCCGGGG